CTCCAACTGTAGGACCTGTTGCTCCTTCTGTTCCTGTAGCACCTACTACACCTGATGCTCCACTTGTTGCACCTGTTGCGGCTCCAGTAGCACCACTGGCTGCACCAGTTGCTCCGGTTGCGGCTGTAGTTGCTCCACTCGCTCCTGTAGTTAGTTTCAATGCCGCATCAATATCTTTTTGACTTACACCATATGTTCCCATTGCTTCAGCGAGTGCGGCTGCGCTTGGGTTAGTTGCCATAAATGCTCTAATGGCTTCGTAGTATGCATCCATACCTTGATTGTTTCTAGCGTAAGATGCACCCGGGCTATCATCGCTTGATGCCGCACTACTTGCACCTACAGCACTACTTGCACCTACAGCACTACTTGCACCTACAGCACTACTTGCTCCTACAGCACTACTTGCTCCGGCGACTGCACCAGTAGCACCTGTATTGCCTCCTCCACCATCAGGAACATTAGTTCCACCTGGCGGTGTGTATGTGCCACCTATTACTACGGGTGTTTTATCATCTAATACAATATTAGTATCACGCTTTCCAGTGATAACGATTGTAGCAACTTCTTGTTCTAATGCAGGATCAGCGGCGCCTATTTTAAGTTGATTAAACATATCATCAGACACACTTTGTCCAGTAGCCTTATTGAAAGCATCTCTATCAATGTTAGGATCATTCAATAACTTAACCGTAGCAATCGCGGCATTTTTTGCCTGCTCGTCTGTTAAGCCACTTGTTGGATTCCATAATGCTGCCAACGCTATTGCAATACCGTGCGCTACGATATCTGCTAACAATACTAATGGGGCGAACGCTACTTGAACTCCTGGCTGACTATTGATTTGGTCTATCTTATTAGCAAAGTCTGCCACTGTGTTTAATTGTGCTTGCGTGTAACCACTATTAGCACCATCTGTAAAATCGTTATTGACTAAATCAGTTGGTGATACTGATCCAGTTGTGCCACCAGTTGTATCTACAACTGTTGTTCCAGTTCCACCTGTTATCGTATCAGTAGGAATGACAGGACCTGTATCTAATCCTGTTGTATCTGTGATGTTACCTGTTGTAATCTCACCCGGCGTGACTGCACCTGTTACTGTTGTGTTTGTATTGCCACTACCCGGGATCACTGTAATACTGTTTGTATTTGTTCCATTGTTTATACTGCCCACAGTGTTACCAACATAATCTTGTATCAATGTTGAGTTGCCGGGTATAACACTTGCGGCAGCGTCTGCGGCTATTTGGGCATCTCTTGCTTGCTGTGCCCATAATGCTTCATTAGCGGCACGTGCGGCTGCATCACGTTCATCTGCTAAACGTTGCCATTCTGCTTGTTGTGCGTCTGCTTGTTGTTGCCAATATGCTTGTTGTGCCGCGGCTGCCGCATCATTTGCTTGTTGTGCCGCTAATGCATCTGCTTGCTGTTGTGCTAATATATCTGCTTGACTAGGACCGGTGTCTATTGGTGTATTATCTGGTATGATAGGGCCGGTATCAACTACACCACCACCTCCGGTATCAACTACACCACCACCTCCGGTATCAACAGTACCACCGCCACCAGTATCTATACCACCAAGGCCGCCACCGGTATCGTTATCATAAAAATCACCACTACCATAGTCTTGGCTAACATTCCACCAATCGTCACTGAACGCAAACTCTGGCAAGCCTGTCATAGGATTGATGGTGCCACGACCACCCATTCTTTTTAACATCTCTGCTTCAGTTTCGTTGATGTGTGCTAACATTGTGTCGCCATCACGACCCATCATTGCGAGTTGTTGCGGACTTATTGGTTTATTATTGTATGCCATCGTTTTACCTTGTTCTTATATTTACTGCTTGATAACTTGTGCTGTTAAACTGCGTAAGCCTGCAATCACATTGCCGGGCAACACATCACCACTATTGACATTAAAACTGATATCTAATATGTACCAGTAGTATCCAAAATCTAAATTGGGACCATCAAGCACGGTTGTGAATATAGTTTCTAAATCGTTAATACTGCCACTAACACTTGGCGTATAGTTAAACGTTCTTTCACTTACTGTAACAAGATTACTAAAAACATAATCGTTGTCTCCGGCTTTATTTGTGGGAAAGCCGGTAAGTCTATCTATAGACACTACAATATCAAAGTCACTTGCTGTGCTGGCTGTGTAGTCAATGTCTAATATTATTTGTGCTGTAACGAACACTTGGTCTGTTGGACCCAATACTGTTACACGTGCATTGCAATCAGTAGATGTAGCAACGTCATACCAATCTCTACCAACTGTGCCACCGCTTACGTATGCAGGCCAAGTATAATCTTTTGACGGAAACACAATCACTGACGTAGTTGTTGAACTTAATACAGTATAACGGTCATCATAGAAGCTTGGATTAACACCTGCTACTAATAGTCTATCACCATATTCAAAGGGCGGGTCAGTTAAGACAACGCTCGGTGTAAAGTCTATTTGTAAGTATTGTGTTGGATTAGATCCTACTAGTGTTATGTTTGTAATTGTCCAATTAAACGCCCACGTGGGTATCAGTGTAGTGTCTAACGGTAGCATAAAAGGCTGTCTTGTGCTTGGGCGAACATATGCCGGAAGATAAGCACTAAAGCCTTGAAAGTTCTGACCTAAGCCTGCAGGACCACTTAACAAATAGTTTACTGCATCAACAATGCCTTCTTGGTCACTAGTTTCTACTGGGTATTTTGCTGTCATTATCTGTCATCCTCGACCTGTGTGACTTGCCAAGTTGTTGCACTGCACATCCAAACATCATTGTTTGAACTATTGCTTAGTTCTAATGTATTGACACGGAAAGCATTCTGGTCAATCTGTGCCCAAGGATTAGCTCCGGCTGCTCCATTAGCATCTACAGGTATTGTAACTGGAGTCTTTTGTGTTGGGCTACTACCAACGCTGTTTGCACCCTCAATCGTTACTGTGATGTTACCTTTGTTCGTACTTGTAGCAGGATCTATTGGACGCTCGTCATCACCCGTAAAAGGTTCTGCGCCAAGATTGACTACTTCAGGTAGTATACGATGAACCATTAGTTTGCCACTGTAATCTTTCAATAGCTTAATGTTATCTCTACGGAAGCGACTTGGTATGGGTGCGTCATTGATGAAACTGAATCCTTGATCCTTCATCACTACTTTAGATTCTGCTACGCCACGAGCATAGACAACTGTGCGTGATCCATCGTTAGTAATCCAATCAGGATCATCGTATGACCATATGGGACTTTCACAACTAAATGTAGCATCGCTGATATCTCTTGGGGCATTCCAACAATCAATGTCGTATCTGTAACTAATCATCTTATCTGGTACACCATCATCAACTACTTTGTCTCTGTCAGTGTAGTAAATCTCTATTTGACTACGCTGGCTGTTTGTTTCCATAAATACACGGTCGTAGTAGCGTGGATCTAATCTATCGTAGAACCAATTCTTAACTCTTTGATTACCCAAGCCTTGGAAGTCTTGTCCATCAAAGACCCATATATCACGGGCATCAACACCATACACTAACTTGTCTGTGTTTGCCCAGCAATTTGAACTGAGTAAGCCTCTACCTTGATTAAACTGACGAACGCCCAATATTGGCGCACTTGTTGTTGAGTAGTTGATAGGGCTTAATACAATCGTATCCCAATAACTGCAAATAAAGAACTGACCATTGCAAGGAAAACTATCTAATGCAGGACCTCGCAGTGGAACTTCAAGTTGGTTAGCAACGTTAGTAACAGTTGGTTGCCACGTTGTTGGTGCTTGATTCAATCCAAACGCTTGACTCCATTGCACTGTAACTGGATAATATTCTTGGTCAGTTGTTACCGTATTAGTTGCTGTAAGATTACCCGCTACAAGTATTGACCCAACGTTGGGTGTGTTATACATACGCATAAATTTAGCATAAACTCCACTCCAGTTAGGATCGTAGTTCCAAGCGTACAACGGTGCTATACTTGCGCCACTGCTGTATGCGTCTGTTACATCACAGTTAATTGTAACATCATATATGGTGCAGGCTGTGACTAACCAAGTTCCATTGTAATAGCGTGGGCTAGCGTTACTGATAACAATATATTCATTAACGTTGAAGGGCGCGCCATTCCAAGGTGTTATATAACTTGTGCCTAACGTTCCTGTAGTTTGACTGATATCAACTGTCCAAGTAGAACCATTACCACTACCCAAAATGTTAGCAATAATCTTTGTGTTGGCTGCTATACCTGTACCACCTATATATTGTCCTACTGTAATGGCCGGTGTGCTAGGTCCTAATGTTCCTATCGTTAGTGTAGTTCCAGTGATATCGGATCCAGTAACGTCAATCACGTTATCAAACGTTACAATCTTACTTGTTGTGCTTATGCCATCAGGCTGAATGTCAAATACATCAATGGGAACAACGTTGCTATACATTGTTAGTATAGCATTGGGTGTGTCTAACCAAACGAATGGAGGATTATGTTCATCGTTTAAGAACAATACATTACCGTTCCAAGCTTCTGTAATATTAGTTGCTTGATTATATCCTGAAGTATCAGCACCTACTGGGGTGATATCTTCCCAAGCTTGTGTTGTAGGGTTCCAAGCGAGATATTGTCCTGGATAAGTTACTGGATCATCAGGATCTGCTTGTGTTGCTACAACGAACCAAAACTTACCATCAGCACGAAAGCCTCCAGTGATGAATGTTGGAGCACCACTACCATTGGGTAATGCATCAAGGATCTCTTGGTCACCTGCCATACTGCGAATGCCTCTAACGTCTGTTTCAACGTTTTGACCGTCATTGTATTCGTTAGGTTGTAATGCCGTTGAAGGAACATCAGGTGTGTAGGTCATCTTCGCAAATGGTATGCGAACTTCATCTAGTGGGTTTTTTATTTGAGCCATTGTTATTGTTCTCTTACGTAATAGTGTATTTAGTGTTTCCTATTATAAGAGAACAGAAGGGTTAAATTTTGAAAGAAAATCTATATAGGCTCGTCTGTCTTTGTTTTCTTGTTTAACACACGGCACAAGTCATTATGTTTTACAATGTTGCCAACCTGTTTTAATGATTGACCACAGGCTGAACAACGATAACCAATGAAGGTCCAAGACTTTATTGTCTTTTGATATTGATGGGTAAGATACATATTGGGCATATCTTCAACCAGATAGAGATTTTTCTTATGTAATGTTATGGGAGTGGGTTTCATACCACTATTTAGTTATCCGATATATTCTCAATATCTAACATATCCATCATTACTTGTAGTGAATAATCTTCATCTTCCTCTATCCATTGTTTTTCTTCTTCAGTTAGTTCTTCCTCAGGAAGTTCTTCAATGTCAATCGTGCCATATTTTAGCATTCTAATAATATCTCTTTGTTCTTCTGTCATTATGTTCCTTTATAAAGATCCGACACACTTAGAGGGACTATTGTTTTTAGTGAAAGGTCCGACTTCCGACACACTAGGGTATTAGGTTATGTTATACAAGAACAACCATATCCAGTTGAATATCATAACCCGTTTTATCTTTTATCCATTTAATCAGTAGTTCTTCATTGAGTTGTTTATTACATACCCACCCGTCGTGTTCCAGAAAATATTGTATATCACCTGATTGCTTCATAAAATCAACTACTTGTTCTAATACAAGTCGTTCTAACTGAAAATATGTATTTGCTTTTTGCTTACTTGATATGGGTAGCATTTGAGTTTTATTGTTCTTATTGACGACACTCCTGCGAGGTAATACTTGTTTGATGTAATCCCAGCAGGTCTTGATATCACTACGTAGTTCTAATAGATATGGGTGTTGTTTAAGATATTCTATGCGTGCCTTATCTCCACCAAGTAGTTTATAGATATCGCTATCTTTGTTATTAGTTAAATGAGCACCCGCAAGTAATGCGTTGATGATTACTTTGATATGACCCTCAGGTATCTCGGCTTCAGTTGCTAACATAGTTCTTATTGATTTACGGTCTTTAAGATAACTTCTAAGTGCGAATAGATACAAATCCATAGGGCCTTGTATGTATTTGTTATCTTGTAGTATTTCGGGTATCTTTTGACTAAACTGATGTATAAGAGTAGGAGCACAACATTCTATATCGTATTGATATTTGAGACCCACTTCAGTAAAAACTTCTTTTTTATATTGCTTTTTTACACGCTGTAATGGGTGCCACAATCTATGTGACTTATCATCATAGGTGAAATCTAATGTAGATAGTTCGTTCTTGTATTCTGTTTTGACCCAATCTTGTATTAGTCCGACTTCCGACACACTAGGGTATTGAGTTATGTTATTCAGTAGATTATTGACCAAATCATAACCCGTTTTATTTTTGATGTATTTCTTACATACACCTGTGTCTTTGCTGTATCTGTCACTTACACAAGATAATAGATTAAACCTCAGATATTTACTGAGATTTTCTTTTTGATGACCTAAGTGCTTATCTATGTAGCGAGTTGACCAGGCGTGTGGTTCTGTTTCACTTAAACAAGACCCGACGAATCCAAGTGCTTTACGAATGCGTTTTCTTACACGAGGATCATTGTAGTTTGGTTCATAACACATAATCACACTCCAAATCATTCCAGCAACTAATCACTAACATACACATATAGCGTTTTTGTTTGTTTGTGAGTATCATAGTCATAGGTTGTTTAGCGATACTGATTAAATCAATAAGGTCTAGCCAATATTCACCATTGTGATTACTTAGATATTTTGTTTTTGTTAGTCGTTCTGCCCAGAGAATGAGATCCTCTATGGGTAAGTGGTCTATGACATACCAGAAGTCATAGTTCTTTTCGTAGTTTTCTGTTTCAGTGGCAGCACTGAGTGCGGTAAGTTCTTCTATTGAATACATTTCAGTTCCAGTTAAATGTTGTACTACAGTCTTAATCTATTAGCGTTTAGACGAAACGCCCTGACGCTAATCAGGGGTTTCTAACTGGAGTGTTATACAAATGTCAATATGTACAAGTGTATTTAGTCATTATAGCAAATAACCGTTAAAAAACATATGTTTTTTGGTCATTTTAATGTGACCTTTATTTCAAAAAGATATTTCTCAAACATAGTAGTCCCATCAATAGTTTCATTTGGGTATTGCTCTTTCATAGTTAGATATAATAGAAACTGTAATCTACGCAAACTATCTCGTTCTTTTTCCAAATGATTAGTCAATATTTCACTATGTAAGTTGTGACTTTCATATAGTTCTTCACGTTCGTTTAGTTTAATAAAACTATCTCTAATATGTTGTTCTAGGTTTTTAGCCATTCATAAAGCTCCAAGAAAGTTGTGTTAAACCTTTATGTTGAGCAATACCCAAATGTAGTATATGATGACATTCTTCACATACAAATGAAATGGATAATCCATTACGTCTTTTGCTTGGATTATTTTTCATATCACTATTTACCGTATGTTCTGGGCATTTTACATTAAGCATATCCCATCCATATGATTCTTTGAGGTATAGTTCTATATGTTCTCCCGGTTCATCCTCTTCACAGTTGAATAGTTCAACACCGATATGGTGCATATACTCACTTTCACATTTTGGACATTCCAATGTGTTGTGTAATGACTTATCCGAATGATGATATATTCTCACATCTACATCGGACACCTTATTTGGTTTTTTTAGTTGATCCCATACTTTATATTGTTCATAAGTGATTGGATCTGGTTTATCTTCCTTTTGTTTTTCTTCTTGTATAATGCCCATACGAGCCCTGATTTCTGCTAATGACGCCATAACTTTCCTTTAGTTGTTTGTTACATCAAGTATAACATAACCTTTATTCTTTGTCAAATATTGTTGGGGTTGTAAAAATACAACAGTTCTCTATCTAAAAATCTGTTGTTGTATAAAAACAACAAAAAATGTTGTGTTGTAGGCGCCTACAGCCGTGTTTTTTGTGTGTTTTTTGAGTGAAAATAAAATAACTGGATATCTCGCCAGGATGTGTATCTACATACACGGTAGATAAAAAGAAGCCCCTAAAGATGACTAAAACTTTAGAGGCTTCAAAGTTATCATTGCGATAACTAATCAGGATAACGAACTTCTTATTATGAACTAAACGAAAGTGTAGTGAGACGGGTTAAAGGAACTATCTATGGCGTAGATAATAGGATAACTGAAATATGCAATTCAGGTGTCTCACTACACAATTATTTATTCTATTTGTTTAGATTTACATTTTTCCCCGTGAAATCTTGCATAACTATTGTTTGGCATTAACCGATTACAATACTTGCAAAGTGTTGTTGGTTGTTTCTTACCTTTCATTCCACCAGTATCTAAATGCCCACCAAAAGGTTTAGCACGTCCTTTACTCATCATATCTTGGGTATTGTCTTTGAGTGTGCCTAACCATAAATGATTGGGATTACAACAGATTGTATTATCACACTTGTGTAGAACGCACATACCAGGTGGTATAGGTCCTTTGTGTTCCTCATAACTGACACGATGTGTCGTTCGCATTTTCTTCTCGTCACGTATCATTCCATAACCAATGTTGTTTTTACCGCCTTGGTATTCCCAACAATCAGTTACTTCATTGATTATAACTCGTTCTAATAATCGTTCTAATAACGATTTACTGCCTTTAGGTCTTCCTCTTGCCATTTGTATCTCTCCATTCTATTCTAATAGAAATATATTTATCAAAAATAGCAAAAAACGGGTGTTTAAGGCGTTATTTGGTTAGTTTTTCTTCTATGCGGTCAAGTTGTTTAGTGAGTGTTAATACCTGTGTATGCACGACAGCGACCTTAGTTGATAGTTCATCTATCTTACTGTTCATACTCATATAGCCGGTGCCACCGATTCCTAAACTACCGATGACTATCCAACTTAATTGTTTGAGTGTGAATTCCATTATACAGCACTATTATCGTGGACATAACTCCAACGACTATTTGTTGTGTCCCAGAATGCAATCATACCATTTGGGTTACTACCACCAGCACTATTAGTTACAGCCGCCATCCAACCAACACTTCCAGTGATTGCTGTTAATGCCGCCGCTGTATAGCTTGATAACTTCATAAAGCCATTAACACTATTATTGATAGTTACATTGTTAGCAGTAAAGTTATTAGCCGCAGTTGTATTTGCTAATAAATTAATTTGACCATTTAAATAACCAGTTGTACCAGTTCCAACAGCATTTAATTCAAGTTTAGATCCAACATTGCCAGCATTATCATTGTATGTAATACTTGAACTAAAAGCTCCAACACTTGAAGTAGCATTATTACTATTAGTAATAAAGTTGATTTGCATTATTTTATCGCCAGCAACTACTGGTGCTGAGTTGGCCAAACTATTACCTCTGCTACGATACATAAACATATCACCAAACTCACTGCTAGTAGGTGCATATTGTTGGAATCTAAACGGACTGAAACCAGTTGTAGTATTCACATTACTCATTGACACACTGAACTGTGCATTAAACAAACTAAAACTGCTGTTTGTTGTTTTATCACCAATGAAACTTAAACTAGTTGCACCACCAGCACCATTACTTAAACTATAAGTTCCACCACTTGCAGTTATATTGCCAGTAATAAGATTACCACCAGTAATATTACCAGTAGCACTTACTACACCAGTCGTGTTAAATCCACCATTTGCTGTTACAGTTGTTGATGTAGCAAAAACAACATTACTATTTGCGTAAAAATTATGTGTGTAAGAAGTAGTATTATCGCAAGTAATAAATTGTAAGCCAATTGGTATGTTGGCATTTCCACCAACATAACTACTATCAACTATACCTCTTACTAATGCAGTGCGATTAGTTTGAAAGATAGTACCATTATATCCTCCAAATACAACACGACCTAATTGATCGTTTGGCTCTACTGTTACATTAGCATCACGGTTGCCACGGGCTCTACGCATTACTATGCCGCCAACTGCGGCATTTGTATTACCGCTGGTATGACCATAATTTACCAACAGCATTTGTTGCAATGCACCAGTACCAGCTGGTGCCGCACCATTTAATAATGTTAATGTACCAGTTGCGTCATATTGTAATGTGTTAAAACCACTTAATGCGCTAGTATTGCCTTGGTCACCATTAGGATTACCAACACTTAAATTATATGTTGTACCAGTAGTAAATGCATTACTATTACTGTTTAAATTACTTAATGTTACCTGTGTAGAAAATCCAACAGCGTTTGTAGTTCCATTATAAAAGAAAACTTGTTCTCTACTACCAATATCATTGACTTGTGCAGTAGCAGGTGTTGCACTATTACCACGACTGCGAATTATTGCTCTTGATCCTGGTTCTGCAAGATTACTTGTTAAACCATATAGTGTGGTTAAGTTATATGATGCATTAGTGGTTGAATTAGTACCAACAGTTATTGTATTTGGACTAAATTGTTGTTTAGTACCAGTAACGTTGCCACTATCAACTACATTGGCATACAATAAATTACCAAGTGTAGTAATATTAGATTGGCTACTTACAGTTACATTACCAGCAAAGTTTGCAAAGTTTGCATTACCAGCAACAAGATTACCAACAACATCATAACTTATTTCACCAGTAGAACTATTATAAAACATTGCATTACCAGTCAATACATTACGAACTGGTTTAACAGTAAATGTGTTTGCTGTTGTTTGAGTTAATACTGATCCGGTAGCGTTTAACACAATAGAATTAACGACATTTGATTGTGCGCTTCCTCCTATTGCAATAGAATTTGAAAAGGCCTGACTACCACTTCCAATTGCAATTGCATTTGTTTGACTTGTTAAAAGGCTACCTGCGCCTGTGCCAATCGAAATACTGTCATCTCCTGGCCAAGTTCCGGCCACAGAACCAATAGTTACGACATTATTAGCGATACCTGCTTGACCTGCACCTCTACCAATAACAACTCTATTATCTCCTGCACTTTGTAGTGCCGCACTTGTCCCAATAATAATAGTATTACTTCCAGGAGTAGCAAGAGTAAGACTGCTAGCAGCCTCGTGACCTATTACAATAGTTCTAGTATCATTAACATTAGTTAGTGTTGCTGTATTTGTTCCTATAGCAATTAAATTGCTTTTAATACTAGCACGATTTCCTGAATTTGTACCAATATAAATGTAATTTGGAGTATTAATAGCATAATTTAAGTTGATACTATTATTTTGAAATGTAGCAACATTAGCAACACCATTTACACTAACACTAATGTTTCCATTTGCTCCGTTAGTATTAACATTGCTGGTGCCATTAATTAGATTGCCTGCGTAGTTGGCAAAATTACTGCTTAATGCAATAATGCCAGTCAATAAACTACCATTACCACTGAAGAAGTTAGCAACAGCAAGATTGCCCAAATTAGCATTACCACTTGTAATGTTGCCGCTTACTGATAAGTTACTTAATGTGCCTACGCTTGTAATGTTAGGCTGTGCTGAGTTAGTTACATTACCTGCAAAGTTGGCAAAGTTGGCAACTAATGCGTTTGCCACTTGCCCCCAACTTAAATTACCTGCACCATCTGTAATCAATGCGTAGTTAGCCGCACCACCACCAATATGAACATTACTATTAGATCCAAGATTTACGTTGGCAGCATTAGCAAAATCAACTATTCCATTACTTGACAGTCCTGTTAGTGTGCCTAAACTAGTAATGTTACTTTGACCAGCAATAGTTACATTACCTGCATATGCCGCATAGTTTGCATTAGCAACAGTGCCATTTACATTAGCACCTGTCAAGTTACTTAAACCTGCACCATTACCAACAAACACACCTGATACAGATGTAATATTACCTGTAACTGATACATTGACTAGTGTGCCAACACTTGTAATATTAGGTTGTGCTGAGTTAGTTACATTTCCTGCGTAGTTAGCAAAGTTAGCATTTAGATTGCCACTTTCAGGTCCCCAGTATCCATCACCGTGTAAAATGTTGCTTACATTACCATCTAAGTTTATTACAGCAATGTTGCCTATTCCAACTACATTTGCTACACTCACGCTATTTGCTGTATTTGCTATATTTGAATAGTTTGCGTAGTTAGCACTACCTGTGATGTTACCAACAACATTACCAATAAAGTTTTCTGCTGTAACATTACCACTATTACTAAACAATATTGAATGTGTTGTGCCAGTAGTATTACTTTCAAATGCCGCACCTGAACTATCTACAAAAAACCAAGAACCAGTGCCTAAGTTAGTTTGGTCTGCTGGTGCAACATTACTATTGGTATATTGTAGTTGTGCCCAAGCATTGCTCTGTATTGCAACTCCTGTGCTATTATGATACACTATATTTGCGTTAATATTATTTGCTGTAATATTACCAGTCGCAACAATGTTTGTAACAGTGTTTGCTCCATCTGTTCCTGCATTAAGTAATGCTACAACATTGGCATTGCCATACGCTGAAGTTGGTCTTACATTTACGCCACCCCCAGAATATAGTGTTGTTAGATTGTTTGATGATACATTTGCCATTTTTTTTACCTTATTTGATGTTATATTGACGATACTGTCTTGGTTGCCATACTGAAGTCAATCGTGTGTGACCTCCACTCCATTTGCCAAGATTGTTTTGATCCTCAACAATGTTCCAAGCATTCTCATATTTTTGTGCGTATACTGCGGCATCTTCACTATTGTGACGTTTGATGTAATATTCACGCAATGTTGAATAAACATAACCTTCTGCCCAAGTTTGTAATACTGCATTACTTTGAACTGTTTGGTCAGTAATGTAAACATCTGTTACTGATCCATCACTAATGCCAGTACCACTTATTGTAATTGTTGTGCCTGTAGGCACTAGTGTAACTGTTACCTTGTTGGTAGGACCAAAATCACCTACACCCGCTGTTGCTGTTAATATGTCACCAACCATTACGCTACTACTATCATTTACCGTTAATGTTGCAGTTGTACCTGTACTTGCTGAAACAGTTGCAGTTGTGTCAATTAGTAAATCATCAACTGGCGCAAACAATAGTGGCCACGCTTTGTAGTAATACATATTGATAAGATCGCCCTGAGCAACATATGGTAAAAACTGATATTTGTTATAAACTTCACTGAACTTACCACGAATAACTGCTGGAACGTTTACTGGCTGTAGATATAATTGAGCAATCATACCCTGTGTAATAATATCTCTATCACCAATACGATCATAAACAATCCAAGGACCTGTTTGGCTACTACTATTACCAACTGTGGTAAATGTAATTTCACCATTAACTGTGCCTGTGTTATTCAAACTTAATGTAAGAACACTTCCAATAGTGCCACCACCCACAGCGTTTAACACACATCCAGGTGCAATGCCTGTGCCAGTAACAAACATACCAGGTTGTAAACTCTGTGCAGGAGCACTTTGTAATGTAATCGTGTTAGTGCCTATTGTGCCTGTACAGGTTGCTGTTGTAGTATATTGACTGCCTTGCTTAAAGAAAAGAATAGGTTTGTTCATATCACCTGGAATTGGGATGCGTCCCATTTCATCTGCTACCCCAATGTTTTCTACTGCATATGGATCACTGCGTAATGCAGGTAGCTCAATGTTACGCATACTCAGCTCAGCCATAAATATGCACTTCTTGATTTCTTCGTCATTAGTTGATCCTGTGAAATCTTTGATGAATGTTATTAGGTCATCACCTGTTGGAATTACAAACATTTTTAATGTCCTCTAAAGAATTTTTGTTGTCCTACTTTTGTAGGATATGATACTTCTATTGGTATGGGTAGTTTGCCACCCGGATAGCACACATATTGAGGATATTCTGTTTCAACCACTCTGTAAAATTGTGCTTTTAATGTTCTGTCGTTTTTAATAGCACTCCACGGCATACCACCAAAATATTGATCGCTGATACGAATACTAATAACTTTTGGCAATTCCATCCATTTCCAACCTAATGTTCCATCTGGCATTAATGGTGCCATTGGATCAGGCATACCCATTTCTGCGGCCTGACGATAATCTTTTACATCTTGTAATATGCGTTTAATGTTTAATTGTTCACGCTTAATGTAAAACTTACCATCTTCACGACCTGTAGTTGTAATGATGTTTTTGCTTTTACTTGCTTCTGTTCTGGTCCAATTACCTTTCATAGCATTATACAGTTCATTATTTTGTAATAACTTGTCTGCTACGCCGTTGTTGTTTGTAATCATTCCACCGTGGTCTTGGCGATAATAATTATAGTTCTTTTCAGGATCAGTGTCGTCTAAGTATTCGGGATTATTTATATTGCTCATAGTATGTATTTAGTGTTAGTTGATTATTGCTATCACTAACGAAAAAAGGACTCCGAAGAGTCCTTTTTGTTTTACACTATAATACTTGATTAAGGTGTAACGTCGCCTGCACCTTGGTTTACACGACTTACTAGAGCCGCTGGGCGTGCACCTGGTAAGCTTGATTGTGCTGTAGTACCTGCAGTGATGTTGTTTAGAACACCAACACCTGCTGGGTTACGTACAATCAATGTACCTTCCATAATGAACTGATCCAAACTAGCATCAGCATTACTGAATACTTCATTGTTAGGACCTAAGTCACGTAAACTACCCCACTGAATAACATCTTCATTCATAAAGTAGATGCTATTAGGAGATACTTGATCCATAATCCAAGAATCATAGATTTCGTATGTATAGTTGAAGTCGCCTTCGTATGTGCTGATTGTGTCACCACGTGCTGAGTCAACACGATTGATACCACGACTTTGTGGCATATTATCGCTTAAACTAGTACGTAATGATGTTGGAGCAACAACAGTACGAATCTTAGCATTGTAACGCTGTTCTGCAACAGTTACCAATTGCTTGTATAGCGCAGGTGAGAAATACTGGTTAGTAAATGTACCTGTGTAATACTGGCTACCTTGAGCCGCAATGTTGAAAGTGTCAGTAGCAGTAGTAGCACTATCGCTTGACTCATTGTTAGTACTAGTGTTTAGACCAGTAGTTGTACCTGATGTTGTATTGAAACTCATTGTACCTGCAAATGCATTTAATGAACCCATACGACGACCTGTTTGACCTGATGGTAGACCAGATGCTGAGCCAGATTGACCTGCATATTTTGTACCGATTTGGTCTTGACGAACTAGTTGTAGTTCAACGTCAAACATCAATTCAATCAATTGCTTGACTTCTTGATATGCTTGTGGGTCACCACCAGATTGCATAACAGCACGTGCAGTGCCTGAAGCGGCAATAACTGTACTGAAAATCTGTGTGTAGTTACCTAAGTTGAAACGCTGATTTGATTCAGCTTGACTAGTGTTGACCGTAGCGCCTTCAACTTGAGCTTGCACTGCTGGAGCACGATAAATGTCGTCTGTCCATAGTGGCAATGTTGAGTTAACTTTGCGCTTTTTACTCATACACATATTAAGTACAGGTGTATCGTCTTTAACACGATTTGAAACGTCTAAATCTAAGTCCTTGACAACGATGTCTGAGCCGTATGCTGTTGTACCGTTACCAATTTGACTGGTTGTAATTTCTGCCATTTTATTCTCCTTGAATGTATATATAGGCTATATTTTATCTACCCCCTCTAGCACCACGAATTTGTGTTAATCGTTGTGTTAGTAGGTTGTCTGCGGCTTTTTTATCACCGCCCTTGGCTTGTTCACGAAGTTTGCTGAGTTCATCATTATTACCCTTTTGAGTACTTGATCCACGGCGTTGCGTTAGCACTGCCATACTTGATCCAGCTGACTTAGTAGAAGGTTTGTCTCTATAGCGTAATCCATCTCTTACTAAACTTAGTAAGTTCTCATCACTACTGATGAGGTCAATGTTAGGAACACCAGGTATGATTTCTTGTTTGGCTTGCGGCCATAACTTCGTAACCTTATCACGTAGTTCATTATAGACATATTCGTTTTTCAACTCTTTGTCTGTAAATCCTTTACGTGCCTGATCCAATCGTTCTGCGACTTGTTGAGCACGAACTTGTCTGAACTGGTCTATCTGTGGCTTCATTTGACCTATTACAGCCTGTTGTTGCCTGATATACTGTTCGTTCTGTTGCATTGCTGCCTGAATCCTTGCTTGTGTTGCAGGATCATTAGTGCGCTGTATCTGCTGTTGAAATGTTGTTTGATAGTTTTGTGTTTTCACAATCTCATCATACGCTTTTTGCAACTGCGGTTGAACGGTAAATTCCATCGCTAAAGTCAAACCCTCTTGCTGTGCTCTTTGTTGATTAAGATATTCATCAAACTCAGCCCTCTGGATTTTTAACTCTCTTGCTTCTTCGTGTATTGCTGATCCCTGACCTAGTATTGCCGCGGCTTTTTTAGCATCTATTACGACTTCTTTACCATTTCGCATAAACTTGAACTTAGCGTTCGGGTTTGTATCTGCGAATTCAATAAAGTCAATCAAATCTTCTGCTGAACTCTCATTACTACCAGTAGTTACCTCTTGAGGGCTATCTGTTTCTTGATTGTCGCTAACATTACTATTATCATTGGTATCACCAACTTCGGCTTCAGCATTATCGCTGGGGGCCACAGGGTTTGAAGTTTCTGCCGATTCCTCACCTCCTGTTGCAGGTTGCTCTGCTTGCTGTCTAATTAGGTTACGCTCTGTGTTTTCACGCATAGCGGCCATTTTAGCGGCAATAGATGCATCGCTTGTAACTGCACTTTGACTTGCGACCGCACTGTTTTCAGTGTTAGGACTTGTCGTTGTTTCCATTTATGTTTCCTTATGTTTTATCATCGGGCACGTTAGTGTTACCGAGCTTATTTTTCAAATATACTGCTTTTTTCAAAGAAGTAATGAAACTGTCTATTCCAGCGAGTTCGTTACATAACGAAACTCGTTGCATATTATCGTCTGGTGTATGACCTCTTATACTTGCTAAGTTGTCAGCACACTCAAACTTAAAATGATGCACGAACATTGCTAAGTCTTTATTCTTAAGCAATGCTTCTGCTTGACTTCCGTAATGTCTAACTCTATCCTGTTGAGCAGGGGTGAGCTTGTTTATATTACTTAAATCAACTGTTAATCTGTTATTAAAAAAATCTATCGTATTGTCATTAATCATTTCTATTCCATTGTTGTAATCTATTTATACATTTATATTACGAATAAACTTTTGGATCCCCTGCTGCCATCGCCATAAAATCTAGCTGACTTTCAGCGTCAGTTCCGGCAACTTCCATTTCTATTTGTTTTGCTTTTACATCGTCAAGATTAGCACTTGATAAATCTTTCTTATCTCTTGGTGAGGGCTCACGGTTCTTCATTGCTTCTTGACCTTGTTTAATCATCTGTTCTACTTCACTATCACTTGGTAGATAACTATCGCAATCTTTTACGCCCAATACATACAATGTATCAGCGAATGGCTTCTTAACTTTCTGATATACTTCTTTGGTCAACGTGCCTGCTGTTACCATACTTGTAGTTGTTTGATATAAATCTTGTTGGCACTTTTGAATGATTTGTAATCTGCCCAATGCATTTTCTTCACTCATCATACCCAAACTTAGTTCCATACGTATCTGTTTTCTATCACAGAAGTTCATATCGTCCCAAGACACATAATCTAAGAACTCTGCTTTCTTAGTTGGATTAAACTGTTGTGCTAACTTACGAACACCATAATCATCACCATACTGAACTAATGTACGCCATACTAACCATAATGCTTCTCTAAGACCTTCAGCACTGTTACGAACTGTATTGTCTTGTATGATTTGATTAGGACTTAATGCTAACTGTAACTTGATACCACTGTTACCAGGAGCCATTACTTCTGGATTGAACACATCAGCAGGTGTAGTCATTCCAACCATAGCCATTGTATCTTGTTGTATGCGATTCATAGCAACTTCCAAGAACTGTAGATTACCTGATGGGGGAGGTAGTTGATAAATGTCTTTTGTTGGATCAAACTTACTGTCTAAGATAAAGATAGCACTTTCGCCATCTTGTAACATTTCAAAGTCTAATCTGTCTGGTTTAACACCAATACGAGGAGTTGCTGTTAATAGTCCTAACTGTATCTCGGCACGTGCGGCTGAAGTGTTGTATTCTTGCATAGGTATCACTGATTCAGCAACACTCATACCATAGAAGTTGCCTGGTAGTGGCTTAGGACACATATTAGCGACTGGTATAAACTCAACTTCCCTCGCACTAATAATGTATGAACCAGAGTAAATCAACTCAACAAGTTCTAACTCACCGTCACCGTCAATATCATATCTGTTCCAAACTGTAACAACTGATATCTGACGACTATCTGGATCAGCACTTGCCGCACTACTAACAGGGATACCCATAACTGGAACACTATCACGTGCGTGAATGGCTAAGTTGTTTAATACACTACCTGCTTGATATGCACCATTCATATTGTATTCTGCGTGAGTTCTAAACTCTTCCAAGTTGATGCCTGGATATAACTCCATTGCTTCTTGTATGCTCATTGGATCGTAGTAACCACAGAATGGTTGATCCTTCATCTCAGGCACAGTAGGATCACAGATCCAATAGTGTTGAGCAATTGGGTGAAATCTAACGTTGATATTGTAACCAGTTAGTTTGTATTTTGCTGAATAGATTGTATTGCGATTGATAGCACTGTTAAGTATTTCTTCTTGGCTTTCAATAGAACCAGCAGTTATTTCTTCTTGTTCCATTGCCATTGATTCTGGATCCATATCTTCTGGCATTTGCATCATACTATTCATACGACTTTCTACCATAGACTTTGCTAACTCGCTTTGTTGCTCACCCACAAGTTGTTGAACTTCAGCAATAACTTTATCCATCTCAACACTGACTTTGCGTTTAGATTGACGTAATGCGGTTAATCCACTGTCACCTGCTTGTTGTTCAAATGCACGTAGTTGGTCTAATGTACCCTGTGTTTCTACATAACGGGTGATAGGCTCACGTATGGGCTTAATCATCATCATACCATTCTTGTGCATCATCGCATCCATAATCCAACGTTCTAAGATGAAGTGTGGATCATTCATTTGGTTGACAACTTTACTGACCATATCGCTGGCTTGACGTGCGGCTATTTCATCATCTTCTGTATCTGCTACAAACTCAAAGTTGATTTCGCCATTTGGCATTAATCCCTTAGCGACTACTGCTGTTGCGTAATCTACTACGGGTTTTACGGATGGGTGAATGTAGTCAATGCCATTCACGGGCGCTGTTGAATCCGTTACAGCAAGACATAGATAGTGATAATCACTGGCACGATTGACTGCGTTTTTGGTGCCTAAATAGCGCAAATAGCTTGCCATTTTCACATCCATCTGGTTCTTCATACGGACGAATCTTGCGTTTTGCGTTCTATTTTGATTGATGTTCTCAACTGGGATATTTTTGATATCTAACATAATGGGGCTTTTACCTTTAGTATCTACTATTTAGTCATACCTATTTTATCTCTATCAATGATAGTCACCCGGCAAGATAATCTTGGGTCTAGTTAGTTCATCTACTGTATCTTTAAGATTACAGGCCTGACATTCTAAATCTGTTGAATCTTCATCTTCCATCTCATAGATCGTATGTGGAACTTCTGCTATCATCATCATCTTCTCAAACATCTTTGCGTGTTCTTCACACATTATTGTAGGAAGATTGTTTCCCACTGTTGCTAAAAACTTATTATTCATTATTTTTCCTCAAACAGATTATTATATGTAGTCTTGGGCTTACACTCTTGCTCCCAATGACTAATACGCTTAGTTGCTATCTCAACATAGTTAGGGTCTAACTCTATGCCAGTATAGTCAAAGCCAAGTTCTACTGCCGCACATCCTGTTGAGCCACTACCATTGAACGGATCTAATATGTGACCATTTGGTGGTGTGACTAACTTGATAAGATACTTCATTAGTTCTATTGGCTTCACTGTTGGGTGATTGTTTTCTGCTATACCAATATGTCGTTCTTTACCACTGACTTTAGCGCAATAGAAGAAACGACTTGCACCACCTAATCCGTCAAACACGCCATTGTCTTCACCTTCGTGTTTTTCTTTTACTAAACTATGACCTGATCCAGTAGTTGATGACTTGGTTCTTTTACCACTGAATAGATTACCAACTTTAGGTGCTTGCTCATCTAATATCTGTCCTGCTTCACTGTCTAATATTACATTTGATGGGAAGCGACCAATAGTAGTTTCAACTCGTTCGTGCGTAATCATTGGATTTAATCCAAACATTGTATTATCATTTCGTTCAGTATTAGATGGTACAGGGATAGTTCTTGCCTCACCACTAACACGAGTAGCATCAATATTGATTGCTCCAGTGCCATACTCTAACACGTTCAGTCTAATACTACCAATAACAGGCTTTCGTGCCATAACGATTGGTTCGTGTGCGGGTTTTAGTTGTGTGCCCCAACCACTCCATTGTTTTGCTTCATCTGTTTCTGGTTCGTGTATCATCTTCTCACTACGAGGCAGTGCTCCATCAGGAAATTCTTTTGGTCCACCACTCATTTGTGTAGCACCAGTTCCAATAAATTTACCCTTATTTTGTGACTTATCAATCTGTCTTCCAACATCTTGCGATTTAGGGAAGCCACTACCATAGATCCACATAATCTGGTCTCTAATCTCAAAGCCAACTGTCTCAACAGTCATAGCAAGATGATGATATGTTCGTGCCGCACTAAACGCAAGTAGATGACCACCTGGCTTTAACACTCTTAAACATTGTTCATACACTTCACGATCACCTGTATTATTATCCCAACTCTTACCTAAGAAGTTGATACCATATGGTGGGTCTGTGACTACGCAGTCAAAACTATTGTCTGGGTATGTTTTCAGTATTTCGGCACTGTTACCATTTATTACTTTCCAATTCATTTCTATTCCTTAATTTGCTGAATATGCTTTCTTCCAAGCTGGTTTATTGCTATCATCATATTTAACGTAGCGGTCACGTTGTGCTGCCATTCTTTGTTGAGGACTACGATTGTCCCAAGGTTCAGCAATTCCATTTAGACAAGCCAGTATAGCATATCTACAACTATCAATACAATCGTCTGGGTCACTAAATCTACCCTGTACATCTACATAATAGTTTTGTGCTTCACTTAGAAAGTTTGTACAATTTTCGTTAATCATCAAACTTCCCACTTCTAACATCTGACGCATTTGATTGATACCATAACTTTTGTGATTAGTTGTACGACCTTCACTATCTGGAGGATTCATAATGGCTTTTTCATACACGTTAAGTTCGTAGCTTTCAAACAGTTCACGTATTGATGCCGCACTCATAGTATAGCGACCTGAAGTGTTAGCGTCAGCAGGTAACACAATCGGTGTACCAAACACTTCAGGTCTAAGCAAATGATTAATGTATTGTGTAGGGACAGCTTCTTCTATGCCCTGCACAATAATCTGTTTATGTAAGTATGCTGTTCGTTCGTGTGGTTCCCAATACATTAATGATATAACAGTCTTGTCATTAACTAAGCCCAAGTCAAGTGCGATAACTCTATGAATGTTTGGCATTCTAGTAAAATCAACTTCACCCGTTTTATATGTAGGCCAGTTATTGATTTGGAACACAGCACCTTTACCCATAACAGGCTTACCTGCCATACGTGCTTCACGTTCGTGTGGTAAGTAATCACGTTCTAGTTGTCTGCGTGTTTCTTTTAATAAGAATGGATGACCCCAAGGATCGTATTCTGGAACATCATCCCAAGCAACACGAATATAGTTGTATCCTTCTTCACGGTTCCAAAACTTACTAACCAATCCATTCAATCCTTTTAATGGTGTAAAGGAACAAAGGACCTTACCTTGTGTGGTAGCTGTACGTGTAACAATCTCACTGAAGAAATCGTCCGGTGGTTGTTCATCAAATACAGCTAAGTTTAGTTTGAAACCCTGTAGTTGTCGTACCTCTTGCGTATAATTGGCAAATAACAAATAGCTATTACCACCAGACTTATGCTTAATCTCGCAACCAATGTTGTTTGCCCCATCATTACGCATAGTACTAGTAACAATACACTCACGTGGTATAGCACCAGATCCAAGATTTTCAGTGATTTTGACATCTTGCGTTCCTAACAATTCATTTTGTAATACAAGAGCAACTTGGCTCCATCCCTCACCAGCAACCATTGCTGTGATAGGTCCTTCATAGCGATGACCTTCCCACCATTCAGGATATATCCCAGTGAGATGCATTGCTGTCTCAAAACAAGTACTAACTGTTTTACCAATACGATTAGCGGCAAGAATGCCTCTACGTTCGTGTATACCTGTTTTGAAAAACTCAGTTTGATGCTTGAATGGTCTAAAATACTTTAGTTGATTGTATTTCATATCATCAGCAATACTAATACTGAGATCCATTAATGAACTTTTTAATGGTCCCGGTATTGTTTTGAGACTGTCAATAGTGAGATTGTGTTTATCCACACTATAGCGCAATGCTCTCGCCATTAGAACATCTTCACCTAACATTACTCTGCTTTCAAACTTTTATGGACAAAGTATATTGCTTCAAGTGCTTTACTTAAATCTTTAAGTTCTTGTGGTGATAGTTTCCAAGTACTTACATCTTCAATCAATACACCATCACGCTTATCAAGTCCTGCTTGTAATCGTTCTGTTAGTAATCGTAGTATGTGTTCACATTGACCAGGAAACTTCTCAGCAAAAGCAACACGATGACTAGCATTAATCTTTTGCATAATTAATGTGTCGCTTGTTTTTGCTTGCTGTTGTGCCTGACGAATAACACTGTCTCTTACATCGTTCATTTGGTTAAGTCCCAAGGGTTATTTTTCACAGCATCATTCAATGTAATGAACTCACGGTCTACCCATACTTCCCATTGATTAGATTTATTAACACGATATGTTTGCATAGTGCCACGTAGCTTTTTACCAGTTGGAGTCAATGTACCATCTTCACGCTGAACAACTTGTTCACCACTACGAGGATCAAACCATTTAATAACTTCAGGGCGAGTGCGACCAAACTTGTCAATCTTTTCACCAACTGGTCGTTCTTGTAATGGACCTAATATCTCATAGCTAATCATACCATTTTTATATTTACGGAATACCATATGACATTTCATATCCTTAGCACGTGCTTCTTCATCTGGATGAGGGAATGTAGGAACATAAAATGTATTTTGAACTTCAGTAGATGGTGGCAATGTTCTATCACGATCTGGCACAACCTTAAGTGCATCAATAGGAACTAGTTCAGTTCTATCAATATATGGATTATCACTACCAATAAACTTAGGATCTACTTCAACTCCATTTAATACATCCATTGCTACTTGATATTTTAGTTTGTTAGCACGACCTTTTAGATTTAATACTATACCTCTTTGGTCATACACAAAACGTTCAAGCTCAGTAGCCGTAGGGAAGTCTGTCATTAATCCATCAATATCAAACTCTGGATGAGTTAATATTGTTTTATCTTCTACGATTTGTTTTCTTGATTTTAGTTTTTCCTGCTTGACTTCTTCTACAATGTCAGTAGGATCTTGAGGAGTGGGAGCAATGTCCCAAGTGTTGTCGGTTGGTGTTGTTTTTCTATTCATATAATTTCCTTTCATATCAAAACAATAAAAGAGACACAAATGTCTCTTTCTATTTATACTCAGTAGCCGCTAGTTGCGCCTAATGCACCTTTTTGTCCTGCTGGGCCTGACCTACCAGGATTTGGGCGATTAGGCTTTTTGAACTTACTAGGTGCAACAGTTTTAGTTGCAGATTTTTTAGTTACTTTTGGCTTAACAGTTTTAGTCATCATTTTGGTGACTTGTATTTGCTTGGTAGTTTAGCACCATCTGCTGTAGAGTTCTTTTTAGGACCTGTATTAGTATTGCTACTGACACCTTCTAATGCTGGATTAACAGTTCCTGCTTGACCACGACCACGCATTTCAAGTGCGTCTGTAACCATTTTAGCTAGTGTTGCTTTTTCGCCTGAACTAGTAGATTTAGCATCCATAAAATCATTACGCTTAGTTGGTGTACCAGCATTACCTGTTGTAGGACCGCGCTTTTGATTGATTGGTTTGGCTTGTAAGTTTTTTGTTGATAACATTTTGTTTCCTTAAGGAGTTGTGATTTCTACTACATCGGTAACTGTATATTGTCCAGCGTTTGCTGTGTATGTGGTAAACGTAGTAGTATTGGCACCAACACTTAGTGCATCATCTGTATACAATTCAAAAGTTGTTGAAGTTACATTTTTGTAGTAATACTGATTAGTACCGTTCTCGCCTGCTGTTAGTAATTGGTTCATACCTGTTACTACTGTTGGAGTTGTAGTAGCACCACTAGAACCACCAGTAACTACGTTAGCGGTGTTAAACACATTAGCAGTTGCTATGTATTCAATACTTGTTGGCAATACGTTTGTAACAATACCTGTAGCAAGACTTGTAGCTTGACTGATGTTTTCACCTGCTTGGAATGTTCCAGTAGAACTTGCAAATGTAAGTTTATTACCTGGATTAGTAAACAATATAGGCTCACCGTCAACTAAAAATGTAGGTAATGTGCTAGTTGCTGGTAATGAAATGTTAGTAACTGTTCCTGCTGTAGGAATAGTGCCACCAATCTTATTGATTGTAATACTCTTATTACCAGTAACTTCTTTAACACTTACTACGCCGCCTGCGGCAAAAGTGCCAGTGCCTGCAGTTGAAGTAATGATGCTGCCTGATTTTAATCCTGTTACTGCACTCATCAATGTGATTGTAGCAGTCCAAGGAGTACCACTAGTACCTGAACCACTTACTGTGCCAATAGTGCCTGTTGTGCTAACGATTGCGGCAACTACAGGAACTGTAACTACTGCTGGGTCTGCCTTGCTAATGCTTACGATTGGGTTAGCGTATAAATTTGGGATTAGATCCGTTCTAATGACTGTCATAATATTTTTCCTTTATTAACTTAATATTGCCACTGGTGTAATGTACACTGGGCTTGAATTTGCGGCTACACTAGCAACATAAATCGTTGTTGGTGTATTTGATTGTGCGGCAACTTGTACAATAACTTCAGCATATGCTGGAATTACGCAACTACCTGCATTTGCACCATCACCTGTTGGTATAGTTGCTGTTAAATTTGCTGTGCCAGTAGCAAAGTAAATGTTTTCAGTAGCACTACCATTAGTAATCTTTAAGAAGTAAGGACCACCTGCGCCACTAAAACTTGTGCCTGCTTCTGTAGGAGTAATGTTAATTGAACTGCTACTTGAAGTGGCAGTTACTTTGTGAGTTAGTCCTGTAACTTGATATGATTGAATAGCCATTATCGTTGATTCCCTTTAGTTGGACCACGACCCATATTAATACTATCGGCGTTGCCCTTATAGTTTTGACCAGCCTTTGGATCCCAAGCACGTGTGCCACCAGGTGTACGAACTTGTGGATTAGCACTGCCCATAAACGTTTCTTTACCTAAGCCTGACTTAGGCATACGAGCCGCATCAGGATATGTGCTATCGTCATCACTGTGATTACCAACAGTAGGACCACGACCCTTGTTGATTAGTTTACCATCATTCATAGTTCCAGAATGATGATTAACTAATACACTAGCTGAGTTGTTACGACTGTAACCGGGGCTTGCGGCACCAGTTGCTGGGTTTACTTTTTCAAATTTCATTTTGATTTTCCTTTTGTTTTCTTTGCTGCCTGTTTTTTAGTAGCGTAAGCAATAGCTACTGCTTGCTTAGGGGGTTTCCCGGCAGCAATCTCTTTACCAATATTCTTTTTGAATGCTTGTTTACTAGTTGATTTGATTAATGGCATATTATTATTTAGTCTTTGTTTTCTTAGCCGTTTTTGCTGATTGCTTAAACGCACTAGCTGTTGGTGCACCTTTAGTACCCGGCTTACGCATCTTCTCACCCGATCCCGCTTTTATGCGTTCTCGCTTGGCGTTTATGTTTGCGTATAGTCCGTTTTTCATATTAACATCCCCATCTCTTTCTTGCGGCTTTGCCTCGTTCGCCGTCCCAACTACTGCTTCTAGCACAAAAACTCTTTTGTCTAGGACCACTTTTAGTTGGTGCTTTCAAATCACTACCAGTAGCCTTGTTATACTTGGCACGACCTTTAGCAGTTAAACCAGCGCCTTTGCTTACAGGTAATTTCTCACCTCTGCCAACACTTAGTTTTACTTTTTTAGTAGCCATAACACTATTTAGTCTTTCTTTATTCCTGCGAGTTTAGCCAATGCATCTGTAAAGGCTTTTTGCTTCATATCAATAGTGTCTTGGCTATCAGTAATCTCAATCTTGCTAATGTGTGTCATTAACTTATTCAATATTAGGTTGTGATATTTAATGACTAACTGATGATCCTTGCTCTCTCTGGCATTGATGAAGTCTTCCATCAATATCGTTTCATAACCAACACCTTTTGTTTTTCTTTCCAACGCGGCTAATAATCCATTGACTGATACTTGATTAGTGCCACCTTTAGGTCTGCCCGCACCTGGACGAGCACCGCCCTTGCCTCTTGGTTTCTTTACTGTTGTTTCTGTCTTTTCCATAATGTATTTATAACTTATTTAGGATAATCTTTCTTTAACCAATCTAAATTGGTTCTTTTATCATT